GGGTCTAGCACGCCGGCTTGCGCGGCTGGGTTTGCGTCTTGGAAGCCGGCTGACTTCAACAACTCGTCGGCCACTGGCGTAACCAATGGGTTGGCCGCGATTACCTGGGCGCCTTGGGCAGCCATGTAGAGGGCTTCGAGTCGCTTGGCCATGGCCTCGGCCTCCAACTTGGTGCCCTTGGCCTGGGCCTCCTTGATGGCGGCTTGCATCTGGGCCATTTCGGCCTCGAACTGGGCCTGTGCCATCTGGGCCTGCTGCGCCTTCTGCTGCTGCATTTCGGGCGTTTCGCCCTCGTCCGGGTCGGGCATCCCCGTGACTTGGCGGATGCGGCGCAGGATCTCGCCCTTGTTGGGCAGGTCGGACCACTCGAACACCAAGTCGATGATGGCCGTCACCACCTGGGGCGCCACCGGGGCCAGTTGGCCCAGCATCTGCATCGCGGACTCGAACGCGGCTTCGGCCAGGGCTTGGCGCCATGGGGCCTCACCGATGACGAAGGCGGCTTTGTGGGCCGTCACGTCGTTCTTGACCATGCCAGTCACCGGGTCGCGCTGGTTGATGGTGCTGTAGTCCAGCTTGTAGCGTTCGCCCGTCACCGAGAACGTCTTTTCCTCGGTGTAGAACTGCTCCACCAGGGAAAGCGTCAACTCGCCCTCCAGTTGGTGCGCCAAGAGCAAGTTGTCGAACAGTTCGGCAGTGACCATCTGCCCCTGGTCTTGCTTGGCCAGGATGGCTTTGCCCGATTGGCCGTTGGCGGATTGGCCTCGCTGCTCCATCGTCACGCCCGACACGGAGCGAATGGCCGCCGAGTCACGGTCCGCCAGGACGAGGTGGCCCTGGGCGATGTCGCCATGCTCGCGGACCTGGACGCGGTTGCCCGACAGCGCGCCGTCTTGGAAGATGGCCACGCCGTCCGGCGAAGCCAGCTCGTCGCGCAGTTCCTCGATGTCCATCGTTTCGGCGTCGATGGCGCTCTTTTCCACCCGAATCTGGTTGATCGACAGGATGAACTGGGACTTGGACATCCGCTTGTTCAGGTCATCCTGGGGGCCTCGGATGTTGCGGATGGGGCCGTAGGGCTGCTTGTCGGCCTTGCGGCGGTAGGCCCACACCGGCACGAAAGGGAATCGCCCGTGCTTGTAGGGGCTCGGCGCGTCAATGATGAGGTCGTACTTGGTGAACACGGCCACGCGCATGGTCAGCCGGGTGCGGTCCTGCGAGGTGCCGCCGATGTTGGTGCGCTCGCGGGTGGGCACGCGATACCAGCACTCCACCAGGGACACGCGCGGGCGCGGGTTCAGGGCCTCAATGCTGGACGTGATCCAACGCATGGGCGTCCCATCGGCTGCCACGGGCGAGCCCGTCGGCCAGGAGCCGTCCCACTCGTCAGCGCCTGGGCCGCCGATCCAGTTCACGTCGCCCATGGTCGCGGCGGCGCGCAGTTCCTTGGCCTTGTCCGGGAAGTAGGCTTCGGCCACGTCCAGGTCCACCTCCTTGAAGCGGAACAGGTATCGGCTATCGCTCAGGTCGGGTTTGGTGGTGCCCACCGAGTCGTGCAGCATGTTCTGGAAGGACTCGGCGCGCAGGAACACGGGTTCGTCGTCCGGGTCCGAGGTGATACCAACCTCCAGCCAGCCCAAACCCGCCTTCATGGCGTCGTCAAACGCTTGGCTGCGCTCGAACGGGCTGCGGTTGGCGTCGTCCAGGTACTTCAAGAGCTTGGTCTTGAGCGCGGCATCTTCTTCCGCCTCGGGCGTCTTGCTGTTGCGCGCCAGGATCTTGAAGTCGCGGCGCGTGCGGCGCTCGGTGCCGATCAGCCAGTCGATGGTCGGCTTGACCTCGTTGAACACGATGGGGTTCTGGCCACGGCTGCGGATCTTCCGGGCCTCGTCCGGGGTCCACTGGGCGCCGTCGTAATAGTCAGCGTCCAGGGCCATCTGGTAGCGGTTGACCTTCTGCCGCTCATGCTCCATCAGGAACCATCCGCGCAGTTTGGCGAACAGGTCTTGGCCAGTCAGCCCGGCCACTGGTTTCTCTTGCTCGTTTTCGGGCTTCATGGCGGCCTTAGATCAGGTGTTCGGACAGGGTTCGCCCGTCGGTGGTTTGCTGGGTGATTTCCAGCAGGGCCTCGCCGGCTTCCTCTCGCCGGGCGGCGGGAGGCTGCGGCGGGCAGCGGATCAAGTCGGGGGTGTGGCGCAGGATCACGTCCAGTAAGCGGTGGACTTCGTGGTCAATCTGCGCCCGGCCCAGGGTCGGCAGGGCACGCCAGCACTCGATGAAGGCTTGGCGCGTGGGCATCCCGCTCGGGTCGGCGTACTTGCCGATGCTGGACAGGCAGATGGCGAACACGCCGCCGTCCGTGCTGGTGGGGCTCCACAGGCACATGACCGGCTCGCACTCGCGGCCCTCGTTCAGCCATTCGATGCTGACGTGGTAGTCCCCGGTGGTGAACTGGGCATGGGCGATGTCGCCCACCTTGAACAGTTGGCGCCCGGTGGGGCTCAGGATCAGGTGTTGGGTGTTCATGCGGTTTTCCAATCGCGGCTGGCCGCCCGGGAGCGGCGGCGCTCGTCCGGGTCGCGCAGAGGTTGGTTGCTCATCAGGTTCACGGACTGGCCCAGGTAGCGGAAGCAGTCGGCGCCGTGGCTGTATTCGTCGTGGAGCGGCGCCCCGGGCTCGCCGGTTGCCGTGGGCACTTGGCGCCGGTAGCGTTTCAGGCACTCCAACAGGCGCGCGGTCTTGTCCTTGTCGAAGTAGCACCTCGGCCAGAGCATTCGCGCCGCCTTGATGCCTTCCTCAATCCCGGTGGCCGGCAGCACCGTCACCGTGCGGCCCATTCCGCGCAGCAGTTCCTCGGTGCTTTTGCCCGTCTGGAAGTTCCGCGTTGCGCCGTCGTGAGGGATGAAGTCGGTGCCCCAGCGGGTGTAGGGCCGCTTCTCCAGTTCGGCCACGTACCAGTCCAGCGTGCGGTGCGAGTCCTCGATGTAGTCCAGCACCCGGGTGTCGAACGGGCCGCGCTGGACCATGGCAATGGTCATTGAGTCGTTCCAGCCCAGGTCCCACACCGTATGAACGGGCAAAAGCGGGTCGTAGGGCACCGGGCACACACGGCCATCCCGGTACACGGCATCAATCTCGTGCCGGTAGATTGCGCCCTCCGCCACGCGGCGGGGCTTGCCTTCCCAAATGTGCTCGTAGCCTTCTGGGTCGCGCTGCTTGTGCTTGAGGCGTTCCTGCTCCAGCACCTCGGGGAACCAGGGGTTGTCGCGCCAGTTCACCTCGATCACCACGGAGTCGGGATCTGGTGCGGCGATGAACCGAACGTAGGTCTCGTCCGTGTCCATGTCCGGGTTCAAGGTCAGCCAGATTTCCGACCCGGCCTTGCGGATGGTTGGGATCAGCGTGTCCCAGGACTTCTTGGATACCCCGTGCGCCTCTTCCACCCAAACTCTGTCCACGCCCTCGTAGGACTTGATCGAATCGACCGTGTGCGAGGCGAGGCCACTGAACAGGAACAGCGACCCGTTCTTGCCCCGAATCTCGGTGTCCAGCACCTCGAAGAACGATTCCAGGCCGAGGGCCACCACTTGGTCTTTGAGCAAGCGGTGAACCGAGTCGCGCATCGACTTCTGCACCTCGCGGGCGCAGAGCACGCGCAGCGGCGTCTTGGCGGCCTGGATCAGCAGCGCCCGCGCCACCCCCCAGGACTTCGCCCCACCTCGCCCCCCGTGCAGCACCTTGAAGCGGTGCGGCTCGAACAGCGGCGCCAGCTTGGCGGGGAAGTCGGCCACAACCTCCATCACGCCCCCGGATTCGCGCGCCACGAAGCGCACCCCGTAAAAGGCCGGCTCATTGCGAACCGCCTTCGGCTGTCACGAAGCGAACGGCCAGCGAGTGCTGCACCGGCCCTCCGCCATCACCCGTCACCTCGGTAGTGGTCTTTTCTCCGTACCGCTTGGGGTCCCACTTGGCCAAGAGCTTCAAGCGGGTCTCGATGCGCAACTTGCTGCGGGCAATCCACTCTGCGTTTGGCCGCTCGCCGTTGTCCGTGTGGATCGTGTCGCGGTGGGTCTCGTCGGCAATCGCCAGGGCTTCCAGGGCCAGCTTGTCGAAGCCCAGCTCACGCGCACGCGCGATGGCGGCGGAAAGCTCCTCGTCCTTCTCAGCCCATTCCCTCACCGTTCGGTCGGCCGGCATTCCGGGTTCGGCACAGATGACAGTCAGCGGGGTTCCCTGGGCGAGTCCGGCGCAGATGCGCTCGGCAACCTCGGGGGTGTAGAGGCTGGGGCGGCCGGTGGGCTTGGGAGGGGCCTTGGTCTTACTGGCCTTCGCTGGGGCCTTGGCGGCCTTGCTCGGCGTCGTAGCGCGAGCCTTGGCCTTTGGGGAGGGCTTGGCCCGCGCGCCAGTCTTTGTCGCTGCGGTCATGCGGTGGGGTGTCCTACGTGGGCATGAAAAAACCGCCTCGGTGGGCGGTTCACGTTGGAATGCTCGGCGGGTTTCTTGAGAAGTCAACTGGCGCAGGAATGAAAAAGCCCCCAGGGCTCAACGGCCGAGGGGGCAAATGGGCTTGCACCCACCAGGGAGTCCAACGTCCAGTTGGGGATTGAGGGCGACCGGGTTCTCCCAGCCCTGCGCCTGTGGGAATCTTGTCGCTTGACCCTCACGGCTGCCGCCACATCCTCCCACTGCGCCCGAGAGCAAGCCGAGGCGGTTCGGAAAGCGCGGTCTGCGCGCCATGGTGATCAGCCACGGCAAGCGGCAGGCTTGAAAGTGCCGCAGTTGGCCTCCCTGCGGCGCGGAGTCTTGACGAGCATTGCGCCGCCCGGAGCGGGTTCAGTGTCTCAGTTGCCGCAGCCATCTTCAGGGTGGTTTTGGATTTGTCAACCGTGCCTTGTTCAGCCGGTCGGCCAGCGCCTTGATGTGCTTGTGATCGTGCGGATGGACGTACACCTCGATGCGCGTCAGGCCCTGCTCGGCGCGGCGTTGGCGCAGTTCGGCCACTCGCTGGGTGGGGGTCTTGGGGGTCAAGGCTTGGCGTCCTCGTCGGGGTCGATGGCGTGGGCGGGGTCGGCGTAGTCGGCGGTTTCGCACAGGTAGTTGCGCATCTCCTCCGACTTGGTGAGGGTGGCGGCGTAGCGGTAAGCGGCCAAGCCCGATTCCAGGTCGGGGAAGTTCTCCGCGATCCAGTCCACCAGGGCGCCTTGCTGGCTGTGGTCCGGGTCTGGGCCGAGGGCGTCCACGCGATGACTCAGGGCTTGCAACAGGCTGTCGGTTTGGGGGCTCATGCTGCACCACCAGCGCGAGCCAGGACGGCAGCGGCATCCTCAAGGCGGTTGCCAGAACGCACCAAGCGGTGCGCGCTGGGCGGATCGGTAGCAAGGTCCATGGCCAAGTCGCCGCTCAGGGCCTCCAGCATCCACAGCACTTGCTCCAGTTGGTCCGACAGTTCACGCTGCTCGGCGGGCGAAAACTCCCCGCCGCCGATGCTGGCGGCCTGCTTGTTGCGTGCGCCGTGGCGCAGGTTGGCG